AAGGAACTGGATCGGGGCAAATTCACGGAAGCAAAGTCCATTTATGGAAATTCATGTGGCGTCTTAACATCAAAGGATTAATTGCTGGCGATGTTCACGTTCAAATTCTTTTTATCAAGTCTGACTTCGAGATGGACGTTACGATAGCCGGAACGGATACAAATAATGAAGGTCAAGGTATGTCACCAGCTACAACAACGACAACTGTACCCACGCAAGTTGCTCCTGGCGGGAATATTCCACTCTTCGACGTTACCGCTTCTCCTGGACAGTTTGCTGGACTTAGTCCAGTGACAAAATTCAACAATGACAATATCACGATTCTCAAGATATGGAACTTCAAGCTACACGGCTTCGGCGTTGCGACCACGGATCCTTTCATCGACACGACACTTACGTTCCCGTTCAATAAGGATGTCCAAATTCAGGAGACCCAGGAGACGATTGATGGTGTTCCCCGTTTCTTCGGTCCCTCCGGTCGTCGTGGTAATTCCGACCAGTACTACATCGTCATGCGAACCTGGGGTCAAGACTTTATCAGTTCAACTTCAGCTATTGACGTTGACCACAGAGGACTTTTAATGTGGAAAGAAATTTAAGTGAATAAGGGAGAATAAATATCGACTATCATAGCATTAGCTCTAAGCCATTCCAGTTCAGCTCCGGAAAGAGCTCCTCGAGGGTCTCCGTCCCGGTTACATAGCCAGATACAGGGTTTTCCCCAGTCCACTGTTCGTTTCTTTCGATACTTGTCGGTGAGAACGAACCTTTTTTGACTTCCAAAGAAACTCTTCCATTGCGGGAAGAATTTAATGTTGAAGTCGTCGAGGACGACGTACTTAGCCGACGAGTCCCAGTCGTCGAGATTGAATTGCCCACAGAAATACATGTGCGGCCCAAGAGATCTTGCCCACTCAGTTTTCCCGAGTCTCGAAGCCCCGCATAATAACAACGAAAGAGGACGCTCACACTCTAGCTTAAACAAGCGCATTAGCAGTTAGCTTTGCGCTCAGGCGACAAGGGAGGGGACTGGGGCCCCCCCGCAGTCAAGACAGAATAAAAGGAGCCAATATAGGCATGAGGGGATATCCGCGTACCTCTAGGGATATCCTTGCCCACTCGCTGAGTTCATTTGGCTCCAGAAACTCTCCGCGGCTTCGTCCAGAATAGCCGGGTCGGTTGGTACCAAACCGCCACTCGCAAAATTCAAGAAGTCTTCCCAGAGATAGGCACAAATCGCGCGGATAGTGCTCTTCAACTCTTGCCAGAAAAGTGGATGCATCCGGGCAGTCTCGTAGAAGGTCTCTCCATCCGGTGTTTCCACGACCGGACTCAAGCTCTGCAACTTCGAAGTTACAAAGCGCCTCAATGTCGTATTTCCTGCAATATTCTGCCACGGCTTTGGCGCTTCTTGGCTTCTGTATGTTAGGATGGTGTCCGTCCACATCGAATACTCTTGCGTCAGTAAGCCTCTTTCTGACGTCCCAACCAGCGTAAGCGTGAATGTGAGGTTGCCCGTCGACGTGCAACTCACGAGCAATGAGAAATCGTCGCACACCAAGCTCGAGTAGGAGGAAATCTCGTAACCGTTCACGGGATAGGGACCCGCATTGTGGGTAGGTGAGAAATACATCGCGTCCATCGAATGAAAAATTGCGTTGTGCCAAGTTGCCGCTGGACATTAATATTACCCAGCGGCACTCGGCACTCGGCACAACCTATATATAGCCGTGCCAAAATCGAAAAACATTTCGATGGAACTTCTTATTCCAGAAGTGGTAACTGCCGGACTCGGGTCCACTGCTATTTTCGGACTCGTCGCGTATGCCGAAAGAGGACACAAACGAAAAAATCCTTGGCTTACTCCACCACCTTCTCCAACCAATAACAAACGAGTTAAACTTGCTGCGCAAACAAATCGACCAATTATGCCTCGCGTTGCAAGAAGAGGACGATTCAGACGCCGTTTCGGTCGAAAGCGTCGCTTCAACAGAGCTCCTCGAGTAAAAAAAATATTGCGCAGTGCACGTCGTCGTCGTTTCAAGCGCGCAGTCACCCGGATTATGGTCCGGAAACTTGAAACATTCAAGAAACATTACACCGAAACTTCTTTCTCTCTTGCACCCGGAAATGGAACAACGGGAATGAACGTTCGCGTATTCGCTCCTTGGCAGTCTGCTTTTACACAAGGAACTGGATCGGGGCAAATTCACGGAAGCAAAGTCCATTTATGGAAATTCATGTGGCGTCTTAACATCAAAGGATTAATTGCTGGCGATGTTCACGTTCAAATTCTTTTTATCAAGTC